GAGATCACGCGCGCGCTCGTCGTCTTCAAGCGGCCCGAGCCGACGAGCGCGCGCGTGATCTCCACGGGGGCATCGTCAACGTCGCCCTCCATGAAGATGCCCTGGCCCTTCGCATCGACGAGCGAGAGGTAGTACTCGTTCTTCTCGGTGTCGAGGACGGCGCCGAGACCTTCGGCGATGGCCGTGTCCCAGTCGAGCTTATCGACGTTGCCGGTTCGATGGCCGAACTCGCGCGACACCATGCCCGTCATTCTATGAACCGGGCTCTGATGCCGCCACACGGATCGAGCGGCTACGGGGTCTTAGCGGCCTGAGAGGCTCTGCTCCAGGCCCGGGGGCATCGGCGGCGCCTTGGCCTCGAAGGTCGCCTCCCCATCGAGAATCTGCTGGATGCGGTGGCGGTTCTTCTCGATCCACGACCCCATCGACTCCTTCGACGTGGTCGCCATGCGGAAGACGGCCGCCCAGTGCGGGACGCGCTTGAGCCCAGCGAGACCGTGTTCGAGCGCCTTCGCCATGAAGGCGATGTCGGCGTAGACGATCCCGTTGATCTCGGGGAACTCGCCCGGCTTGACCGTCGCGCCCGCGCGCGTGAGGGCAGCCTTCACGTTCTCGATGACCGAGGCGATCGACCTCCGGCGCTCGTCCACGTCGGCCGGCGCGGCGGGGCGCGCGACGACGTTCAGGCGGTAGCCGCCCGTGACGGCCGGGACTTGGTCGATCGGCCACGGGTTGTACTGGACGATCGCGTCGGCGACATCGCCGGTGCCCGTGAACGTGAGGAGCGTCGTGTCGGCGGGGAACGTCGAGAACTTCGAGGGCCAGAGGCCCGAGACGGCCCACTTGAGCCCCCACGGCGTGACGAAGTAGGTGATCGCCTCGCGGTAGATGTCGTACCAGCCGCCCTCGGGGATCTTCTCGCGGACGAGATCCTTCACCCTCTCGGCGACGGTGTCGGCCGCGAGCGATGCCGCGCTCACGAGTCGCGCGTTGAGCGCCTGCTGCGCCGCGCGGTCGCCCTTCACCGTCACCTTGAACTTGAACATCGTCTACTTCTCGGCGTGGCGCGCCTTCCGCGCGACGGAGAGCGCCTTCTCGTACGTCTTCATGCGCCCGGCGGGCACGCCCTCCTTCGCCTTCTCCTTCGCGGCGTCCGGGTGGCGCTTCTTCGAGGCGGTGCAGATGGCGAACGCCGAGGAGAGCGCCTTCGGGTCGTGCGGGTCCTTCGAGCCGTCCTTGCCCGTCATGGCGGCAACGCACCTCTTGATGAAGGGGTGGGTGTGCGACTCCGCCTCCACCTTGAGGAGCTTCGCGAGGAAGGGCTCGATCCCCTCGGTCTTCTTCGGGCGCTTCGGGTCGGTGATGCCCGCGCGGATGATGTCCTCGCCGCCGAACTTCGAGGCGACCGAGTCGGCGAAGGCGCGCGTGATCATCCCGGCGACCACACCGTCGGCCTCGAACCTCCAGCCGTACTTCTTCTTCCCCTCCTCGACGAAGTTCTTTGCCTTCTCGGCGTCGGGGAAGATGTAGAGGAAGTGGCAGTCCTCGGTCTGGACGCGCTTCGAGATGATGGAGCCGAGGTCTTCGCCGGTCTCGGCCGCCTTCTTCAAGTCGGCGACGGTCGTGTAGTGGACCTTGCCCGCCTTCGCCTCCTCGTGCTTCTTCTCGTCGGCGCAGCACACCTTCTTGCCCGTCTTCTTGCTCATGGTGCCGCACGAGTCGCAGCACGCCTCGGCGAGCGCGGACTTGAGCTGGTCGGCGAGGAGGGCGCTCGCGGTCTTCATGTGCTTCGCTCCTTGAGTTCTTCCTCCGAGGTGGTCTTCTTCGGAGGGAGCTTGCGCTCGGGAGGGTAGCGCGTCGTGCGGGTGAGGACGAGCTGGTAGGCGACGAAGAAGCCGGTCGAGCCGACGCGCGACTGGTCGGTGTTCACGTCCTTCACGTCGAAGTAGCCGCGCCTCGGCTTGTCGCCCACGTCCGTCTCGGGTCCGAAGAGCCCGGGGATGTGGACGAGGTCGCCCGGCATCGGCGCGATCTTCCACTCCTCGTCGCACGAGACGCGCGCGAGGTCGAACTTGAGCCGGCGGATGTAGGTGCCGCCGCGATCGCCCGCCTCGTACTCGTGCTCCATGTCGTAGGGGATGCCGCGCACGAGGATCGGGTTGTCGTAGGCCCAGTCGGGCGTGACCTCGCGGCGCACGGAGTCGAGGCGCTTGCCGACCTTGACTTGCTCGCCGTAGAGCGCCATGCCCGCGTGCGCGCGGCGCGCGAGCGCGTCCTGCTTCGCCTTCTCGGAGATCGAGAGCGGGGTCCCGTCCTGGCCGTCGATCCGGTTCGGGTGGTCCATCTTCACGTAGTAGAAGGAGTCCATGCCCCGCAGACGGACGCGATCGCGCGCGTGAAAGTCGTGAAACGCCTTGTCGCGAGGACCGATGAAGGTGTCGGGGAACGCGGGCAGACCTTGGGCGCTCGGGACATTCTTCATCTGCACATAGGGATACTGCGGCGGGTCCGGTTGCCGAATCTCGTTCGCCACTTAGCCCTGCTGCCCTTGCTGACCTTGCGGGTTCACCCCACGCCAGTCGTCCTCGTACCACGACTTGTCGAAGCGCCCCGGGAACTGCGCCTTGAGCTTCTCGGCGAGCTTCGCGAGCTTCCGCATCTTCTCCTTTGTGTCCTGAAGTTGCGAGACCTCCTTCTCGCGCTTGAGCCCGACCGCCGTGAGTTCGAGCTTGCCCTGGTAGAGCCGCTTCGACTCGGTGAGGGAGAAGGCGATCACGTTGAAGCCCTTGATGTACTTGTCGTAGAGGGAGCCGTCCTTCTCCTTCTGGATCACGTCGTAGATCCCCCGCTGCATCAGCTTGGGGAGCCCGCCCGGGTTGCGGACGGCGACGTAGGGATCGAGCTTGTAGGGCGGGACGAACGACACGGGCTACTCCTTGAGCGGGTTGAAGCGCATGTCGATGCGCCCGGTGCGCGGATCGACGAGGCGCTTCTTGCCCAACTCGGCCTTCGCGCGCTTGAGGAACGTCGCGGCCTCCGACGCCGACTGGTTGCCGACATCGACATAGAACGCGAAGCGGCGCGGCCTGTCGCCATCGGCGGGAAGCTCGATCGACTCCACCACGGCTGCCTCCTCTACCCGGAGATGAGCGGAACGCTCCGCTTCCAGTTGATGATGTCCTTCTCCAGCTGCTCCTCGATCTTCTCGCCCTGCTCGATGAGCTTCTCGCCGTTGAGCGTGACGTTGCCGCCCGTGCTCGCCGTCTCGGCGAACTTCATGCGGCGCGTCCCGAGACGCTTGTGGCCGAGGGCGAGGAGCTTCCTCTTGAGGAAGTCCAGCTCCATGCCGTCGAGCTGCTTCGTGTCGATCTCCGAGGTCCAGATCGTCACGAGCGCGCGCACGCTGGAGCCGAACGGGAAGCCCGTGAAGGAACCGATCGCGGCCGGGGGCGGGAGGATCTGAAGGATGCGCGTCGTCGGGTTGTACTCGAAGTCGCGGTCCGAGGAGAAGACGCGCCCGATCGTCGAGAGATACTGGAGCCTCTGCACGAGGTCCGAGTAGGGCATGGGCGCCACGTTCGGGTTCGTCCACTGCCCGAAGAGGAGCGAGAAGTAGGTGTAGGAGAACTGGTCGGCGTCGAGGCTCGGGAGCTGGAAGCTCGGGAGCCACACGTCGATCACCTCGATGCAGTCCGGCCCCATGAGGTACTCGCTCTGGCGGTTGCCGAGCGTGACCGAGACGATCTTCGGGAAGCCGACGCGGTAGGAGTACCACCGCTTCGCGTCCTCGAAGATGTCGTCCTGATCCGTCTCGCCGGGCTCGATCGGCTGCTTCGTGACCGGGTCCTTGTCCTGGCCTCGCGTCGTCAGCTCGACATCCGTGACGCCGCCGCCCAGCTGGCGGAGGACGTAGCGCCAGAGCGCCTCCTCCGTGTTCTTCACCTTGCCGGAGAGGATCGGGAGCCCGGTGGGGCCGATGCGGGGCGGTTCGGGAGCTGCCATGACCTACCTCGCCCTCATCTTAGCCGGGGGAACCGAAGAACGTGAACTACGCCGCCTTCGCGATCACGACCGGGAAGTCCACGTAGCCGAGGCGGGTCGCCCACGCGCGCCAGTTGAAGCCGACGTTCGACGTTCCGCCCTGGCACTCGCGCACGACGAACGACGAGCGATCGGCTGCGACGCTCGCGACGTAGAGCCCCTTGCAGTCGCCGGTCGGCGTAACGGTCGCGCGGAGCGCGCCCTCGCTCACGCGCGAGAAGGTCGCGTCGAGCGTGATGGTCGCCTGCCCGTTCGAGAGCTGCGCGTCGCCCGCGTCCTCGACGAGCACCTTCGGCGACTCGACGCACGTGTAGCGGATCGTCTTCGTCCCGTCGCTCGGGTCGTCGATCGCGAAGCTCTTGCTGCCCGACGTGGTGAGGTTCGTGAGCGAGAGCGTGCCGCCGAGCTGGCCCGTGAACTGGAAGCCGTTGAACGCGACTTGGCCGACGAACTGGGCGCCGTTCTGGTACTCCCACCCGCCCTCCATCTTGAAGTAGGAGTTGACGCCGCGAAGGATGACGTTGTTGCCGAAGATGATGCCGCCGGTCCAGTTGGTGTTCCAGCTGCTCACCGTGCCGTTCGTGATGTTGTTCGCGGTGTTGAGCGCGTTCGTCGCGTTGTTGTTCGCGGTCGTCGCGTTCGCCGACGCCGTCGCCGCGTTCGCGAGCGCGGTGTTGACGGCGGTGAGGATGTCCTGGCCGTTGGTCGCGGCGAGCATGTTCAGCCTCTCTCGTTGGGCGCGTTCACTCGGCGCACGCGCTTCGCGCGAGCCTGGATCACGCGGAGGAGGCGGGGGTCGGCGCGAAGCGCACGGCAATCCGCCTCGATGTTCGGGTTGTAGTGCTTGAAGTCGCCGCCGTGCCCGATGAAGACGTGGCACTCCAGCCCGCCCACGTACTCGCAGAGCGCGATGAAGTTCTTCGGGTCGAGTTCCAGCGCGGGATCGGAGTGGAACGGCGTCTTGTGGTGGACTTGGAGTCCGACCTTCGAGCCGCACGCGGCGCAGCCCTCGGCCTGGACCTCGGGCGAGGCGAGGAACTTCCGGCGCGCGGCGGGCCACTTCGGCGAGCGAGAGGCGGCCTTCGTCAGCTCGCGCTTCTGCGCCTCGCGCACGCGCGCGATGTGCGCCGCCGTCTTCTTGACGGTGCCGATCGCCCGATGATGCTGATGTGGGAGGAGACCCGGAGGCAGTTCCTTCGTCTTCATCGGCCGCTCCTCGTGCCCATCGAGAGTAGCACGAGCCCCGATGCTAAGACAGCGGGGAACCTCCACCAGAAGGTTCCCCGCCGGACGATCCGCATGAGTAGCGCGTCGGTTGTGTCGGTCGGTCAGACCGGCTGGCCGTACGCCGGGACCTCGAAGACGACCGAGGAGAGCGCGATCGGGATGCCGGCCGGCGTCGGCGTGCCGAGCTTCGCCCGCGCCGGGTACATCTCGCCGACCGGCTTGCGCAG